CAGCGTTGAAGTGATCAGCATCGAGTGGCTGCGCCTAGGGCTTGGTCCACTCATCGCGCGCATTGAGGCAGGGCTTCAGCGCCTGATCGTTGGTCAGACCACCTTCATCAAGTTCAACATTGACGGCCTGCTCCGCCCTACGACCAAGGAGCGAATGGACTCCTACGCCGTCGCGCTCAACTCAGGCATCCTCAACCTCAATGAGGTCCGAGCGCTAGAGGATCGACCACCGCTCCCAGAGGGCGGCGATCAGTTCTGGAAGCCGCTCAATATCGGCACCGTAGGCAAGGAGCCAGAGGCGTGAGCTACATCATCGTCGACCTAGACGGCACGCTCATCCTTGACAACGAGCAGCCGAATCAGCCGCTGATTGATGCGCTCAATGAGGAAGTAATGTCAGGCGAAGCAGAGATCATCGTGGTCTCTGCGCGCAAGATTGACCGACTCCAAGAGACACGCGCCTGGCTGCAAGAGAACAAGGTTGCTGGCGTTGAAGAGGTTCACCTCAATGACTTTGAGGGCAGTGCCTTCGCCACCGGCTTCCCATTCAAGGAGTACAAGTACGGCCTGCTGAAAGAGCAGTACGGCGCAGAGTTGATGGCTGCGATTGACAATGATCCAGCCGTACGCGAACTGGCACGCGGTCTTGGTCTTGAGGCGTACTCGCCTGAGGAGTATGTCGCCGATGAGGAGCGCGTCTTGCCAGATGCCTACCGTCCTGCCGGAACCGACGGCGCACCAGAGGGTCAGAACTGCGGCAACTGCTCGTTCTATGAGGCTGGCTATTGCAGCAAGTGGGATGCCCAAGTCAAGCGAGATTACTACTGCGCGGCGTGGGCACCAGCCGAGGGCGGCTATCGCGCTGTCTACGAGGTGCCGAACTACATCCGTGACGCAGCTGCTCGCGGCTTGTCCTTTGTTGAGGACGGCCTTGGCGGAGATGGCTTGCAGCCTGAGACTATCGCTGATGCGCGAGAACTTGCCGCTGGTCGAGCAGACACCGACAAGGTGATTCGTATGGCCGCCTGGATTCGCCGCCATCGCGGCGACTGGGAAGGCGTACCGCAGAACAGCGATTCGGATAACCCAGACTTCCCAGGTCCAGGTGCCGTTGCTGGCTTTCTCTGGGGTGTGGAAACAACTGACCGCGAAGCAACTGATCGCGTACTCTCGTGGGCAGATGCTTTGATCGCAGCTGAAGATAGGGAGATTGTGGATATGAAAGAGAAAGAAACTCGCTCGGTACCAATCGGTGAGTTCCGACTTGCTGAGGCTGGTGCTGACGGTCAGCGAACCTTCACCGGCTACGCCTCTATCTGGAACAGCGCATCCGCTGGACTCCCATTCGAAGAGAAGATCGCGCCAAACGCTTTCAAGCGTTCACTGTCGCGCGCTGCCGCAGGGCAGAAGATCATCGCCTTCCTCTTTGGTCACGACGAGACGCGCGCCCTTGCCACCACGGCAAGCGGTCGCCTTCAGTTGACTGAGGATGAGACTGGCCTTCGCGTTGAGGCGAAACTCGACCCAGCCGATCCAGACGCAGCCAAGGTCATCTCGATGCTGACGCACGAGAGCGCCGCAGCTGGGATGTCGTTCGGCTTCCAGAAGGTTCAGGATGCGTGGGATGGCAACAACCGCACGATCAAGGAAGCCAACCTCTTCGAGGTGAGCATCCTTGCCGCCGGTGGTCAGACCCCTGCCTACCCTGCGACCCTTGGTCTCACGGCAATCCGCCAGGTCACTGCGCCAAAGATCGGCGTAGAGGCAGAGGCGCTGCTTGCCACACTGGAAACAATCAAGGCTGGACGCGAACTGTCCGCCGAGGAAGTGGTTGTTATTGATGCTGTCCGTTCCAAGCTCGCGCCAAAGCCTGTGGGGATTGATCCGTCAATCGCCGCAGCGCTGCTCGCGATCTCGGCGGCAGAAGGTGACGCACTCTAGGTCACGAGCCACTGCCCCACCGCCCTGAGTAGGCGAGTCCGCAGATCAGGTATCCCACCAAGGAGCGCATAAACAGATAGTCCGCCTATGCGCGGAGAAAGGATGCAGACAATGTCTGACATCGCAAAGCTTGCTGACAAGCGAGCGCATCTTTTGGTTGAGGCTCGCGGCATTGCCGTAGAGGCAGCCGACAAGGGAATCGCCCTTGAGGGTGAAGACAAGGCACGCTTCGAGAAGCTCGTTGCTGAGGCTGGCGTTATTGCCGAAGCCCTCCGCGCCGAGAAGGCTTCTGACGAGGCTCGTAAGTCGGCTGACGAGGCTCGCGCCGAGTTCGCCGCTGTTGTTGCTCCAACGGCTCCTAAGGCCGCTTCGGACAACGACCGCCTTCGTGCAATCGGTATGGCTGCTGGTGTTGATACTTTCGAGTATCGTGACATCACGACCTCAACCGGTCTCGGAAACCCAGTCTCGGTCTTCAATCGCGTCAATGTGATTGCTGGCCAGATCAACCCATACATCAACCCAGCAGTTGTGGATGTGATCCAGGTTGCCACCGGCAACAACATCAAGTTCCCAACTGTGACCGCGCTCGGCACGACGGCTGGTTCAGTCGCCGAAGCTGGCACGATCACGGAAGATGACTTCACAGGGTCGGCTCTGAGCCTTACCCCAACGAAGTTCGCAGTACTTGTCCAGATCTCGGACGAGCTGATTCAGGACGCAGCGTTTGACATTGCGTCGATGATCAGCGAGGCCGCTGGCCAGGAGATGGCGATTGCCCACGGCGCAGCCGCGAGCACCGCTGTCGTCACCGCTGCTGGTACCGGTGGAACGGCCGCAGGCACCGTCGTATACACATACGCCGAGCTTGTTGCCCTTCAGTACTCGGTCAAGCAGCAGTACCGAAACGCCGCGAAGAGCGGTTGGTTGATGAGCGACACGGCTCTCGGCCAGATCCTTGGCACGACTTCATCGTCGCTGCCTTTGTTCCAGCCAGGCGGACAGGGTGGCGTTGATCGTCTCCTTGGCAAGCCTGTCTACACGGCTCCTGGCATTGCGGTCCCTGCGACCGGTGCTAAGGCTGTGCTGTTCGGTGACCTTGGTCAGATCAAGACCGCCATCGTTGGCGGCGTGACCGTTGAGGCTTCACGCGAGTACGCGTGGAACCTTGGCCTTGTTTCGTACAAGGTTCAGGTCCGTGGCGCGACCGGACTTGCACAGCCTTCGGCTGTCAAGTTCCTGAAGAACGCCTAATCAACTAGCTCGGCTAGTTAGTGGGGATGGGGAGCCGCTTCGGCGGCTCCCCTGAACCGCAAGTAAGGAGAACCTAATGCTCGTTCGACTTTGCAAGCGACGCGGTGAATATCCGTCAGGGGCTTTCGTTGATCTGCCTAAGGCAGAGGCGGAGAGCCTCATCGGCTTTGGCTTGGCTGAGGCTGTTGCAGATGTCGACGCAGAGGCACCAAAGCGGCTCGTAGAGCGTGCCGCAGTAAAGACCAGCACCAAGACAGCCACCCTGCCTACACAGGCTGTTAGCGTGGCGGAAATCGTGGAGCCTGAGGCGTGAGCCTAGGTGCTGCAACAATCACGATCACGACCAGCCCAACGCTGATTGCGACTGGCTTGAATGGCGCATCGTGGGTCTACCTACACGCACCAACCGGCGGCAATACAATCTATGTCGGACCAAGCAATGTGACCACGGCAACAGGACTCGAACTGCCAAAGGGCGAACTTCACGAGTTCTGGCTTGCCGAGACTGACAAGCTCTACGGTATTGTCGCTACATCAACCCAACCACTAATGACTATGCAGTCAGGAGGCCGCTAAATGTCGTACGCGACACTCGCCCAGTTCAAGGAGGCCGTGGGGATCACCGACAACACCGATAACACCGCGCTCCAGAATGTGCTGGACGCAACCGACACCCTGATCGATCTCTACTGCGACCGAAAGACAGGATTCGGCACCGCGACCGAGACGCGCTACTACACCGCTGAAGCCTACGACTATGTGCTAACCGATGATCTCGTGAGCGTCACGACGCTGACCACCGACGATCTTGAGAACGGCACCTACTCAACGACCTGGACTGCCAACACAGACTTCCAGCTCACGCCAAAGAACTACGCGCTG